GATAGTATCGGATAAAGTATCAAGAATTTTAGGATCAATACAATCAAATGATTGTTTTAAATTATGTAAAAAATCCACAGGTTTCATACTAAACGTCTAACTCCAGTTTTGCTTATCGATATCTTTTTGAATCCATCAGGAACTTCGGTTCCTTTTTCAAAAAAGACCAAGAAAAATCCACCATTACCAGCACCGCAGAGTTTACTTGCTACACAATTATGTAGGGAAGATATCCAAGTGTCCATTTCAACTAGTGAATGATTAATCATAGCACCCTTGGACATTTTTTTCTTTTCTTCCCAACCCAGTTTGATCAATTTCATGAATTCATAATACTTCTGTTTGATGATTAGATTTTCTGCTTCAGCAACCAGAGGATTCAAAATATCTTTTTCTGGACACACTACACTCCTCAAGACTTCAGTAGAACTCCGTGTGAGTCCAGTGTAGTACAAATACAAATCAAAATGATTGAATAGATCAGTTGGTAAAAATGTATATTTTGGATACTGTTCGTTTTTACAAAATTCAATCTTTTTGAATCCACCAACACAGCAACCATATACATCTTGAAGACCGAGTAAAGGATTGATTTGTTTTTCTAACAAATGGGCATCTTTTCCACACTCAATCTCACTTATGGTTTTTTCATTAAATTCATTCAACGCACATGTTAACGCACACGAATATGCTGAAGATACAGCCAAACCCGACCCATGTGAAAATATATCACTGGTTAGATGTAGTGAGCATGGTTTTGAATTATTTTGTTTTAAACACAGTCTAACTAATTCATTTTGAATATCATCAATTCTTGTCACTTCTTCGCGAATCGAATAGTTCACAATATATTTTTTATCCAGATTATTTCTACCAAGAACATCTTTGTAAATAGACACATAAGTATATAAATTTGGAGTAAATGATATCACAGATCCACGATTATGTGTGTCTAGATAGACATCTAAATCGCTACCACCACCAACTAAAGATATTCTAACAGGGCATCGAACAACAATCATTGAGTTCTTGCTCTTTCGTATTCCCAAGCAGCAGGACTAATCCCAATCCAAACTTTGGTTTTTGAAAATCTACCCATACCATAATCACCAGATCTTGCCAAATTAGTATATTTTTTAATTTTCAAAGGGATATCTGTGGTGTTATATAAATCAATTAATGTGCAATGCTCAGAGCATTTATATGATTCATCGTTCTTTTTAATATTGTTTATAGATTCCCATTCTTTTAAAAACTTAATAGAGTTCTCAGTTTTATTAAAATATATTAAACCCGCATGTGGTGTAATGTTATCGTGCTCTCGAATACAAATTGCCATATCAAATTCGTTATCTAGATTTTCAAATTCATCAATATGTCCATTAACTATACAATCTGCATCAATCCAAGAAACAGAGTCATTTAACTGATCTATTTTTTGCAAAAGATAAGTGGGTTTTATCATATTCAATTTTAAATATGATGTGTCTAATCCTTGATTCTCAAAATCAATGTAATCAAATGAACATTTGTGATTGTAATGAATTAGTTGACTTTCTAATCTATTTTTGCAATCAGTGTAATAAGTCGATTGTTGTGGGTTTTTATCATAATAATAAGATACAAAATGCATATTTAATCCTTATATCAAAATCCAGTCATCACAATAAATATCTTTATATTCATTAAATTCTTTATGTCCATACCATTGTTTTGGTGCAATGGTAATCTTATTTAGGTTGTTCGACAACCATGATCCCCACCAACTAAAACTGCTATTAGCAATCACAAAATGGTCACACAAAGTCATGAACATTAAAGATTGTTCTTGATGTTCATAATATGTTTTTTCAGAACTAGTTTCCTCGTCATATATCAGAGTGTAATCTTTTTCAAGATAATTTAATTTTTCTTTACACCAAGGAATATCATCACTAAAAATAACTAAGTCAAATTTTGTATTCAATTTATTTTTAATGTAGTCAATTCCCTGTAAATAGTAATCAATTGAGCAAAGTGAATGTATTGCACTAAGGTTTACATAATCACCACGACGAATGTGTAATGCAACTTTAGGGTTTGCACTAAATGAATTTAATAAGTTTTTACATTTACTATACAAATCTTTGTTCTTGAATGTAAATTCTTTTTTAACAATATCTTTGCAATGAGAAAAATATTTCTCAGATTGAAAATATCCAAAAATATTAGTATCATCTGGAATACTTAATAATTTTGGTTTAAATTCTGATGATTCATCAAGAACGCTATAAGAAAACTGTGATTTGTCTCCGAGATCTTTTGCTGATATATCAAAAATGTCTAAAAGATACAATCTAGTATCATAAGATCTATTTGTCATCCATTCTGTATTTCTATATGGAATAGCAATTTCATAATTATTTTTACTTGCTATTCCAAGTAAACACGCATATTGAAACATTTGATTTCCCAGTTTTCCAACATACCCAAGAGCATTGTATGTGATCATGTAACATTTCCCACCAGATTAAATTTCACAGTTTGATCATCTAAACCCATTTCACGAAGTGATTTTTCTTTTGACTCTCCATCAGCGATACCCATAGTAATCATAGGTTGCATATTTTCTGGTATTTTTGTACCAGGCCATATAGCATAACTTATTGGAAGTTGACCGACTCTCAGTTGGGGAAGATATAATGGAAGAACTTCAGACATCAATATCTCATGATCAAATACTTTTGCTCCCAAATTCAATTCATTAAATTCGCATCGTTCAATCCAATACTTTATAAACTCAATAACAATTGGTTTATATGTTACATAAATTGGAGATGCTTTTGGTAAATTTGGATTTACATGTGGAGGGAATCCCTGGTAAGCAAATGCCATTTCACATTTATCCTGCAATTCGTCAAACACCTTCAACTCTGCGTGTATTCGTGAGTCAACATCCATCCAAACAAATGGTCGTTTTTTCTCTTCCAGAACATCAAGAATAAATTTTGGTTTTGCTAAACAATTCAAACGATATTCTCCACGCGAAGGAAGTTCGCGAATATCGTGTGGCATGTTGTTTTCATTACAGTTTATACGCAGTCTTCTTGCATGATCACTGTAATAAGTACGACCATCTATGTCACAATAAAATGATACAATTTCAGTTTTCATTGATTATTTTATAAAGTTGATCATCAGCAGATTCTAATGCTTTAACTCTAGCAAAATTATCTTTTATGGCATCCATTTTACTTTCATATAATTCTTTTGTCAACATTTTTGGATCAAAGTCTGGTGTTAATCTAATAATACCATCCTCATTAAACACAGTTCCAATATCATCTGGACCCCAATATACAGGAATAGTTCCAGTTGCAAAACAATCTGTTACCTTCTCTGTGTAATAAGTGTTATATTTGTCATTTTCTATTACTACAGAAAACATATAGGGAACAATCAAAGGTTCCTTATCTTTCCATGGTTGTTTACTTTCACCAACCCGTTGAGTATTTGCTGCTCCACCAAAAACATCAATTTGATCTTTAAATCTTTCAGCAATTTCATGTCTAAGTTTATGACCAAATGTAATTGTTTTAGCAGAGGCAACCATAGATACAAGTTTTGTTTTGGTGTGAATTTGTTGATCTTTTATCCAAGGCAAATTGCTTCCAGCAGGACAATAATGGATATTAGGTGCGCGACCCAACCATTGTTTGTCTGATGTTATTAACAAATCATATGCTCTAGAAATCCTTTCCAAGTTGTGTTCCCAAACATCAACAGGAACATACCATGAATGAAAAATAGCACGGGATTCGCATACCCATGCTATTTTTTTCTCTCCAGGTTTTTTTTGATATCCTAATCCAGTAACAATACCAGAGTCAACAAATACTTTTACTGGATGATCTTCGTATGTCCAATCAAAATTTTTTGGTTTAAAATCAGAACAGGTTGAAGTTTCTGCTAAAAATCCACCACCGATAAGTGTCATCTTCTTCATGATCTATAAATCTCCACAAGTATGTATCTTACTTTCCTATGTGATACTTAGGAACTAAGGTCCATTCTTTCTTTTCTTTATGTGGAATGATTTTGAGTCGTGCCAGCGATAACTGTGGTTCAGCATATCGTTTTGGATCTATAGGGTTTATAAGTCCCCATTCTGTAAGCAACTTGACAATTGTATTTCTTCTGCCAAGATCGTCTGTGGACATGTCACTTTCAAGACCGTCCAAAACAAACATTTCTTTAAAGTGCATAATCGCATATCTACCTCTTTTGTGTAGTATGTGACATGATTGATAAAGTTTCTTTTCTGCTTTTGAAGAAACTCCTATTCGGGTAAGGGTTTCCTTTACCTTCAAAAAGTCTTCTTCTTTATTTAATTTTACTTCTACGCCTAGTCCCTCAAAAATATCTTCCGTCATAATATACTCCCATGTTATTTTGACAGAAAATATTTAGGGTTTTACCGTTTTTGACCACCTTTTTGTACCAGTTCGGTCAATTTGTCCATAGGAAGAAGATCCATAACCTCCCGAGCATGACGGTCAGAGTACCCGTAGACCTGCTTTACCACCTCAAGATCTTTGCTTTCCTCTGGTTTAATCCATTTAGAAAAACGCTTACGCTTAGAAATAGAATGTATGTAAAAATCATATTGTAACCTTTTGTCTAGATGTGCTACCTGATTCATGCGG